AAAAAAGGGAGCTAACCTTGGCTCCCCACGGGACTATTTAGCGTCCAACCTAAGCAGGAAGGCGAGACCAGTATATCTGGAACTCTCTTTCCTGCTTTTTCTTTTCATAAGCTAGTTTAATTTCCTCTACGGTTCTACCGCAACCTATACAATATACGTGGTCTAGGTCTAGCTTACACTTGTTTACACATTTGTTTACCATTGTTAAACACCGCAGCTTCCTCCTTGACCAGAGATTTCACAAATGTCGTGAGTCTCTACACTTTCTTCAAACTCTGTACCAAGTTTGTCTACAGCCTCAGAATAAGGAACCGATGATAGAGGCTGACCTCCTCTGCATCCGTCTGGATAGACTGTAAACCCGCGCAGCCTGTGAGCATAAGAGGCAAGAGTATTAGTAAACTTTTCAACAGTGTCCTCATTGTTCAACTTTGAACCCCATTGCGGTAGGTTGATGGTAGAAGATATAGACATGTCTACATAGTCTTGAACATCAGCTTGGAAAGACATGCGTCTCTCATAGTCTTCTGCCAGGTCAATAGCTGACTCAATCTTGTTAGGGTCAGTACCATAGATGTCCATAATCTCCTGAGCAGCAGAGTCAACAACGTACTGATAGTGCCAACGATTCTGTCCTTTCAAATAGCGGCGCTTATAAGAAACAGCAAAAATAGGCTCAACACCAGTAGAAGTACCGGCCAAAATACCGATTGAGCCTGTAGGGGCAATTGCTCTGTTAGCCACAGGACGGGATATACCAAGACTATCAGCGTAGTCAGCACTAACACTGTCACTATGGCCTTTATAAACACCCAACCATCTGTGAAGCTCCTCCGTGACCTCATATTTATATCCTCTCTTAATCAGCCATTCGTGCATACCCATAAGACCGAGGCCCAAGCGTCGGTTCTTTTCCCGTGTGTCATACACCTTATCATAGGGCAGCTTTGCCTTCAGTGTACCACAAATAAGAAACTTAGTACCAAGCTCGACAATATCACGGAACTCCTGAAGTGTTTCAACTCTGCCAAGGTTGATACTACCAAGGTTACAAACGTCAGAGTCGTCAGCACTGGTCACTTCTGTACACGCATTGCGAAGCGTCTCATCTTCCTTGTCAAAGAAGTTAAAGCTAAAGCCAGGTTCTGCTGTCTGTAGAGCCTGTTGTACGTTCTGCCTAAACACATCTCCAACGTCACCAGTGTCCCAGTAGTTCAATAACCACTCTGTATCATAATTGACAGAGACATTTGTCATATCCAAGGGGGCATTAAAGTTAAAGTCCTGCTCTTTAATCTGTCCTACAGAAAAGCCGGTGTCACCCACTGGCATGTCGTACCAGTTCTTGGCAGATAGGAACTGCTCAATATCTCTATGCTGCCAATTGAGACTTGCATAGATTGCAGATCGACGACTACCACCCTGCATCACTCTACGACCAATCTCGTTAATCATCTGCATCTTGGGAATAGGACCAGAGGCAATGCCCCCAGTCTTGCTTAGAGTGGCACCAGAGGGGCGGTAGACACTGTAGTCAATACCTATGCCACCGCCCGTCATGAGACACGACTCAGACTTCCACGACAGGTTAGCCCAGTCTTCTCGGCTATCCTCCTCTGCCTTCAACAAGTAACAATTGTTAAAGAACTTATTGGGCCGACCCGCATAATATAGGTAGCGTCCACCAGGGATGAACTTCAACTCTGTTACCATTTGGGTCAGAGTTTCGATTTCGTCATCCGAAAGGTATTCTCCGCAAACGTCCTGTACCAAGACGCGCGAAAGGTCAGCCCAATTATTACATCCTTCATGAGCATACTTGTGCTTGAAGATATCTTCACTGAACTTAGAGCGGAACATGGGATTTTCGTTACTTTTAAAACTCATTGCAGTCTACCGGCCTTAGTTGAAAATGGTTTATATTATCTTCAATCTTATCGTATAGTAACACAACGAGATCAAAATTGTCCAGCCCTAGTATTTCTAAGATTTCGTCAGGGCTATATGTCTCGGACAAATCTTTCAGTATCTCCTCAGAAACCATGCTCGATCTCTTGCTTTGATTTGCCCTCGTCCCCCACTAGGAACACTGGGCGTCCACCCCTAAACTTTAAATCAAGGCCCTTGTCTGCCCAGCATACCTGCTTGTGTGGGCAGTAGGAGCAGTTGATACCCAGCTTCTTGCGACCTGAAGGCTTGTCGTCTACCTCTGTGAAGGGTCGATCAGGCGGTGTGTCTTCCTCCAGCATAGCCCTAACGTGCTTGATCCTGGCTGATGTATCCTCTAGGTTTTCATGAGTGTACGTAGCAAGCTCGCCACCGCTCTTATCCATGGCAAGGAACGTACCGCTCTTCTTATTCATGGCGTTGGCATAGCCACTGATCTGGGAGATGTATCCAAAGGCATCGTCGTCAGGCAGTGTACCGTTCTTGAACTTCTTCATGGCAAAACTAGAGGCTGATTTAACATCGACAAGATGTCCATCAATTACAGCGTCAATATGACCTATGATACCGTCCACTTCAATACGCTTCTGCTGGTCCTCTACAGTGTGTCCAGCCTCCTTGGCAAGGTATAGAACTAGGGCCTCAACCAGATCACCAAAGATAAACTTCAGCCGTGTCTCAGATGACAACGGTTCTGGTTCATGTTCTCCCTTAATGTCCAACCAGAGAGCACGATCACATGGCTTACCGAGGTTCGACATACGCAGGGCTGGTTTACGTTCCGCAGTAGAGAACCAAAGTTGTTTCCGCACTGCTTCCATTACGGTATAGCCTAGCTCAAACAGCGCAGCTTTATCAGGCTCTTTCTTACCGTTGTCCAGCAATTCGTAGATGTCTGGAACTAGGGTGTCGATGGTCTTAGTCATCTATATACTCCGCTGATGTGATGTCTTTATGGGTTTTACGAACGCCTATTAAAACCTTTGAAAGTGATTTTCGAGCATAACCGTTTTCTGCGCACCACTGTTTAACAGTTTTGTCGTACACTTCTTCAACCCTACCGCCTTTAAATGTAATCTTAAAAGGCCCTTTGTAACTGCCGTGTTTAGTTCCTGACATCTTACGGTAACTCTCAACCGGCCTGAAGAAACGCCTACCACCTATGTTCTGATTGTAACAGTCTTCTCGCTCAAGACACTCAAGCTCCATCTGCAACTTCTCTTCGGTGTAGTAGAGGTCTCTCTTGTTCTTACAGAGGTGGAGTATCTCAAAAGTAAAGGCGTCTTTGCCGTGCTCTTCCATTGCTTCTGTCAGAGACGCGCTGCTGCCAGTGTACTTTTTCCAAGTAGATGGTTTGTTCTTTTTACGGCTACCCTTCTTGAACTTCCAAAGGTGCTTGCATCCTATGTAGAACTTCCCAGTCTCCCGGTGAGTAATGATGTAGACAAATCCTAGATAGTCTGCAACATTGAACTCACCGGAAGTTTGGACATCCCAATGTCCGTAGTCAGACACTTAGAACTCTACGCCTTCTGCGACTTCCTGGAAATCGTTGGGAGTTTCATCGTCGAACGCAGCGTTGGGTGACTTGTATTCCACAGTATTGGTAAACTTAACACCTGCGATAAAGGTTGTAACACCCTCTCCAAACTTGTTGTTATATGGGCGCTGGGTTACCTTAACAACACCAGTGGTCCCCTCACCAAGCATCTTGGGACCGTCGTATTCTGAACCATCCTTGTTATAAAGGGATGGCTGGTAGTTGCTCTTCAACTGTACATAGGCCATGCCGTTAAACTTGTCGTCGTCCTGTTTCACAGGCAGTTTAAGCTGCTTTGCCTTCTTAACCTGGTCTCCATCAAGTGCAACAGCGCACGAATAGCGGTCGAACTTGTCCTTCTGGTCGAACAGGTATGTGTAGTACAGGTTACCTTCGATGTATGCATCTGCCATGTTAGTGAATCTCACTCCAATTGTTTCCGATTTGTACGTCACAGTCTAACTTACAACGTAAATTATACTCTTGGTTGACCTGTGATATAGCTATTTTAACACAGTCAGACACAGAGTCAACGCTTTCTTTTCCACATTCTATAACCATCTCGTCGTGTATCATGGCTACCAGTTTTGCCCCGGTTTTCTGGGCTTTCATGGTAGCAGCGGTATTCATAAACCACTTCTTCATAAGCACAGCGGAAGAGCCTTGAATGAGCGTATTGATGCTTGCGTGTGGGTGTCTCACCACTAGTTGTCGGCCATCTATTGCTCTCAAGCGCCCTTCCGTTGTTCCCTTATGCACCACTGCTTCTCGTAGTCTAGAGAAAGACGGTAGGTTAGACAAGAAACGTTCTCGTAAAGCCTTACCGTCCTTGGCAGTGCCGTTAACTACTGAGCCAATCTTGGCATCACCGGCACCATAGAGTAGGGCGTAGATGAATGTCTTCGCCTGATCTCTAGTGTCTAGTCCGGCCATGTTCTGATTGGCGGTATGTATATCCCCATCCAGGATTTCCGCAGTGTACTCTGCATCATCCATGTAGTGCGCCAGTACTCGCAACTCTAGCCCAGCAGCGTCAGTGTCTATCAGAACGTTACCGTAATCTGACTTCCACATCTGTCTACACTCTAGGCCAAAGGGTTTACGTAGGGACGGTATCTGTTGCAGGTTAGGGTTGCTGCATGACATACGGTTTGTAATAGCCCCCAGCGTTCTGTACTGGCAGTGTACGCGATCTTCTTCTCCGCAGGACTTCAGCCACGAGTCAATCATGGCAGTACGCTTCTGAAGCATAAAGTACCGGGCCAGTATCTGAGCATCTGATATATCACAGTCTTCCAGAGTGCTCTCATCTACCTTGGGCTGCCCCGTAGGTGTGAACTGCCGTGGCTTCCAACCTTTCTGAATGAGCCTCTCACCGATCTGCTTACGACTGGCTGGGTTGAACGGCTTCAGCTTAGTCTTGGTCTTCAACTGGATCACCTCTGGTTCAAAGGTGTCCTGCATCTGTATAACTATCTCCTCCTGCTCTTTTAGCAGCTTGGAATACATCTTGTGCGCCAGCTTCTTGTCAAACGCAAACCCGTTCTCTTCAACGTGTGTAGCCAAACGCTGCATACGGTGTTCGTCTGCTATAGATTTCTCTGAAAAATCCTTGGTCTCTTCGCAGACGATCTCGTAGACCTTCGCGCAGAGGAGAACGTCCTGCTCACAGTAGGCTATCATCTCATCTGTAAGCTGTTCCCACGATTCCTCATAGGAACCCTTATGGAAACCTAGACGTTCTCCCCATGCCTTCAAGCCGTGGCCCTTTTCCCTATCGGGCTTTGCCATGCGAGACAATGTCAGGCTGTCTGTCTGCTTGGCGATAGGAACCTTTACTCCCCAAAGTTTACGCAACGCAGGGAAGTCAAAGGCCGAACCATTGTGAGCAACAATCTTGTCAAAACTGTTAAAGTACTCGCGTACTCCCACAGGATTTAGGAACGTCTTGACAATGTTGTTGTCCACATCGAGCGTGACCAGGCAATGGATACGGTTGTAATCCAGCCCGTCAGTCTCAATGTCTATCACAAGAGTGTTTAGCAATTCAGTTCTCTCCAGCTTACTGGAAACAGTTTACCACAATGATCTGAGATTGCAAGAGCTACTTCACGAGTTTCTTCTTGGGCAGTCTCTTCCAGCCTGAGCTTACACACTCTAGAGAAAGCAGCCACTGATCCGGTCCAGTACCATTCGGTATAGGTAGACTGGGGCAGGACTGCTCTAGCTTGCTCCTCACATACCTTTAGTTTCAGAAGCCTGTTATAGGCGTCAATAGAGTGTGAGATAGCAGAGGCGTAGATGTCCTCCACGATACCTTGAGATACCACGCCAAAACTTTCTGATCCTTGTTTCTTATCGTCGCTCTGTTGTCTCCAAAGATGAGACATCCAAGCTTGTGGCCTGTCAGAGACATAACGTCTGCTGACTTCGTTCCAGACAAGTCCGACTTGGTGCTTTGCCAACTGCCTAGCAACAAAGATGGGAGCCTTAACGTGAAAGGTTACACTGGTGTGACCAAAGGGTGTCCAGTGGTTGTGCTTGGCTAAGTAAGCTATAAGCTTCTCGTCCTTCTGAGAAAGCTTTTCACTCATCTTACCAAAGCTGACCCTAGCTGCATTAACCACTGACAAGTCTGAACCCATGTGGTCTATTAGTTCTACTTCCATTACCCCTGACCTCTCTTCCTTGACAACGATCCTGCATCTGGGGAACGCTTGTTCAGTCGTTTAGTATGATTACGCGGGGAAAGTTTACCACGACGCCGTGACTTAGGCGCTGGAGAGTATGAGTCGGAACCTATCTGTGTTTTCTTAGCCATTTTCCTCTTCCATCTTCTTAACAGCACTGTTGATCTTAAAGAACGCATTTACAAGCTTAGAGTAATCAGACATCCACATATCCCCGTCACATTCCATAAGAGTGCTAACAGGATCACAGATCAGGGGCTTAAGACGCATGATAAACTCTTCCGGCGTTACCTCTACGTCATATTCCCAAGTCAGCATTTTACCTTTGGATTTAGCCATAACTAGAACTCCTGTTCGATGGTTGTCATACGTCCGGTCTTCTTCTCGTAGAACAGTCTACCGGCTAGTCCTACGTCGCCTGTGTAGCGACATTTAAGTACCCGTAGCGTCGTTGTGTTGCACACCACGGGGTCGTCGCTCTGCGTGTCACGCTCCAGAGCTACCACGGTGTCGCTGATCTGTGCAATGCCATGTGATCCGCGAAGGTGTCCTAGGTTGATCTCCACGCCTTCTTCATGTGATCTATCAGAACCAAGGCGGCGCAGGTGAGTTACAAGGTGCAGAGTGCATCCGGTCTCTTCGGTCAACTGACGCAGCAGTGTCATGGTGCGGTCAATGGCCTTACGCTCGTCCATGATCTCCAGCCCTGAAACCAGGATGCTAAGGTGGTCGATGAAGATCACCTTGCAGTCAAGACCTTGTACCATGAACCTGACACGAGACAGCAGGTCGTCGGTGTTCATGCTGCCGAAATGGTCGTACAAGTAAACACGTCCTGTGCCTAGAGTATTCGCAAAGTGTTCTTTGACTTTTTCTTTAGGATACTTGCTGAATACTTCGTTAAGATGCAGTGGAAGGTTGGCCTCTACAGCTAGGATGCCGCGTCTGGTTCGGTCCACGCTCTCTTCAAGGGCAATGATACCAATGTTCAGGTCGGTGTTCTTAATGTAGTAGTGCTGCAACTCCCGCAGGATACTAGACTTACCTACACCTGTGCCAGCAGCCCATGTGACGATCTCTCTGCCACGGGTGCCAAGTGTCTTCTCCTGTAGGCCGGGGAAGGGGAAAGCCAGGCTCTTGATGTTCTGCTCGTCCCACAGGCGGTCAAAGTTGTCTGCACCGTTGTGGATACCCGACGGGGTGTAGGAGTCGGTGTCCTTCAGGTGAGCTAGAAACTCGTTTCCTAGTCCACGCTTGGTATACTCACAGGCGTCTTTGTGCTCTAGGTTGACAACGTAGGCTTTACCCGGAGACAGTAACTTGGCACACTTCTCTGCGGCGGTACGGCCCGGTGTGTCACTGTCGAAGCAGATGAAGACACGCTCGTAACGTTCGAGCAATTCCAAGTTCTTCTTGAAGTCACGCTCTGCACTGGCTGCACCGCTCTTGATGCTCAGGACTGGCACCAGAGTGCTCTTGGGACTGTCACTGACCTTGGTGGAACCTAGTGGGATACGGTTAGCCATCTGGAACGCTGCAAGAGCGTCAGCCTCACCCTCAGTGATGATGATCGTCTTGGAGCGTTGCGGGGCAGCTTTGGTAAGGGTATGTGCTCCGAACAAGTCACACTTGCTGAACTCACCTTCGGTCCTGTGTTCCTTTCCCGGCATACGCAGCTTGCTGGCCTTCAGAACTCCGTCTGAAAAGTAGGGGAAGTAGACAATGTCGTCTTGAACCTTCACCTCATAGAACTCAGCGATGGCCCCGCCGATCTTACGGTCTTGCCAGAGTGTGTCCTGTTCTGGTTTCTTATAGTCCTCAATGTTGGACACGTTTAGGTTCTCCATGCGATGTTGATTACAACTGAAACAATATGTGTGACCGTCGTCGTATTCAGCCAGTGCATCGCTAGAACCACAATCTTCGCACGGCTGGTGTGATTTGTTAATCTGTGAACTGCTATCCATTATCGTGCGTACTCCTTATCCATCTCCGCTGCCAAAGCCGCATATCCACAAATATCCACGTAGCAGTCGTCGGTCCCTGAGTGCATGAGCCTGGCAACCTTGAGTAAAATCATCATATGGGCAACGTCCATGGGTGTCAACTGAACCTGCACCCCTGTCTTAGCTGACAAGTAACGAGACCACAGGCTGGCAATACGGTTGTGGTTCTCATAGGCAGACCCATAATCTGTAGCACGCTCACCGTTAACAAGCTCCTTGGCGGTATCTAGGCATTCGTCCCTCTGCATCAGTTGTCATCCCTTCGTGGTTGTTTAAGGTTCTGCTCAATCTTGATCGCTGATCCCAGCAGTATTGCCAGCAGTTGTGATAATATCATCTACCTTATCCTCTCTATAGGCTAATGGGTCAGCATGGCCCAGAGCGTCCTTAACATGCCAGTTACATACCGTGCAAATATCATCTACACTCAATACGGGCAGGGGTACATCACATATCGCACACCTCATGCTAAATACTCCAAAGATTCATTTTGTAACCGTTATGGGCAATGATGAACACACATGTGACAATGTGCAACACAACCCACACTGTTCTGATTATGGCGACCCTATCAGCCCGAAGGTCGTCTTGGAACGCCTTCTGACCGATAGCTTTGCACCAGTAATGCCATGCCTTACCCAGCATAGCGCCGCTTGTACTCATCGACTAGACCCTGCACCAATTGATCATAATCCATAACATATGAGGCATAGGTGCGGCCTTGCCCGTCTGACTTGATCACGGTCTCAATTGGATACCCGTCGTTCTTCAACTCGTGGATGCGACTGGCCAGGCGGTAACACCCGAACAAACCAATGGCCTTCAGGGGAGACAAACTCTTCCTGCTCATTAGATGCTTAAGGATTTTTGACTTCTGGGTCATACTGACACTCCTGTTCAAGGTTGTAACTTAGAGAACAATATTGTTACTAAGTGTAGAAATCTCTATTGTGTTCTCAATTGTGTAACAATAGTGTTGATTATACAGGACATAGAATTCCTGTCAAGCTAATTTATCGAAAAAAATTCATCCTCTGTGTATATGATGTGTTCTTCGTCCTCACCTTGGCTGAGATAATCCTTCAGGCCCTCCGCTGCCTCTATGAG